GCTGAACCATTTTGACCACTGGTCTTTCCAGAAAGCATTTGTCGCTTCCATATCAGATGTCTCTTTTTCATAAAATGCATCCCACTGGTCTTTCCACTGAGCAACCAAGGCGTCAATGGACATTTTCTCCAGTGGAGCTGTTACGAACGGACACTCCGATGTACCAACAGCATTGTTGATATTTGCCTGACGGATGGATGTAACTCCAGAATTTACCCGAATATAGGCTAATGGATACTGCCAACGGTCGGTCGTGCTAATCATTGTTGGTTTCGCTGGATTAGTAGCTGGCGTACCTTTGATGATTTTAATCGCATTTGCACGAACGGATTCACGAGCATCTACTTCCAAAACAACCGCATCAATCCGATTTAGAATCACTTCCGACTGTGGTACAGTCAAAGGAAGCAAGGCGTCATTCAACGTCCATGTATGATTAAACCAAGCTCGGCCAATTCCGACATTCACCATCATGCCAGA